CTTATTAGCTTGATACTGTTCCATCAGGTCGTTGGCTACGCTGCCTAATTCACGATCATCCATGAATTCAGCCAAGTTAGCGTAAAAGTCGTCCTCCCTTTCCCGATTGACCATCGGGTCAAAGTCCAACGTTACGCCGCCATCGTCTTCCGTAATGATCTCAATGCCTTCAGGCAAAGCTTCAGATTCTAAATTATTTACAATCGACTCAACTTCAACGGCTTCTAGGTCTTCGTCGTTTAGTCCCGTTGCACCTCGGTCTATCAACGAAACCGGGGGTCTATCACCATTTGCCATTAGCCTGTCCTCAAATTAAAGGAACCACGGGATACGCGCTCAGTCATCGTACCTCCGGGGTATTCATATACTCTTTCTGTTTCATCTACTGTACCGGGACCCATCATGTCTTCAAACAACCCTGCAATGCCTTCAGCTTCTCCGACATTACGCACAACCGGCCCACCCTCTGCCATACCGCCTCCGGGTCCTGTACCACCGCCTCCGCCAGTATCAGTGTCACTTACAGGAAACGGACCAAACATAATATCACCGGTTTCTTTGTTAATCAGGTAACCGTTTCCTTGACCATCAGTTACCTGAACGAAAGGAAGATCCCGCTCTACCATGGCTTGTATTTCGTTTTCAAAGTTTTTACCCGGACCCATCGTATCCATTAAATAATCCGCATACATGGGATCGCCGGGTTGCGGAACTTCAAAAAACGGATTAAGTCCGCCCCAGCTTCCGCCAGCGGCTGGTAGTCGGCCTGTGCCCGCAACAATGCTTTGTGTTCCTCGCCAACCGCCTCTTGTGGCTGCATCAGGTTCGTTTGGAACAGCAGAATACTGTACCCCTTGTCCCCCACTACCTACGTGATAACTTCCCGAAGAAAACCCAGAACCTCGTTCTTGAATAGACCCCATTCTTGCAGTGCCCCAACGATTTGCGCCACCGCTGGCCATTTCGTAAGCTTCTCTTGCTCTTCCGCCCTGCTGCGCTCTTTCAAAGCTTCTAATATAAGTGTCAATAAAATCTTGGCTACGACCCTGCAAAGCCATTAAATCTTGCATAGCGGCTACATCACCCTGCAAGGCTTTTTGACCTAGCTCGTAAACTTGTTCCTCGGTATAACCATTTTCAGCCATATTAGTTTTCATTGTAGCTATTCGTTTTTCTTCGTTACGAGCAGTTACTACAGAGGGGATCGTAGACGTTCCTTCTGGGTCTACGAAGTTAAGCAATTGAAGTTGAGCATCATAAGGGGTTTCTGCGGTAGCGTTGCCTTCCGCATCAAAATTCATACTGTCATATAAAGCTTTGTATTCAGGCGATCTTGCCCGGTCTGCAACAGCGCGATCATAATCTGATAGATTGGTATAAAAGTCATAAAACTGACGACGTTGTGCTGCTGACAAATTAGTGCCCTGTATTTCACCAAGAAACCTCTTATTAGTAAAAACAGGGTTACCTTCTTCATCAAAAGTCACGTCCGTTAGTGTAACGGGCGTCGTGGTTGGAAACATAGGCTGTTCCCCTACAAACTGCTGGTCTCCGCCTTGTAGGTATTTAAAAGGGTTCATCATGTTCAACCCTTCACCAAGACCACTCCAAAGTCTATCTAAAAAGGTCTGTTGGCCAGCTTCTGTTTTATCAGAAACTTCTTCCGTGGGTTTAGTTTTATCTCGTAACGTACCGTAGACCTCACCTTCTAATTCTTCGCCCTCGTTTATGTATTCTTTAAACAAGATATTAGGACGCTCTTCATAGATTTTATCCAGAACACGATTAATCAACGTGCCCATTCCATTTCTTCTTATGGGCTTGCCGTTAGTGTCTAACTTTAAAGTACCGTCCGCGTTTTTAACGTGTGTTGATAAAAAGAATTCTGGTCTGTTTGACCAAATTCGATCTGCTACGTTACTCGCAAGTCCTTCTAAACCGCGTAAGGGGTTCGTAAGAAAATCCATTGTGCCCTCACCAACCGTTTTCCAATTAATTGGATCACCTGTTCGTGAGTCAGCAAGAAAATCTTGAGGGGTGGGACCCGAAGCAAAGTCAGGGTCTTGGCCTGTGGTCGGGTCTGTCGAAATAAACTCAGGCTTTTCATACAGCTCGGTTTCTACTTCTTCTTCTGGCGTTCCAAAACCTATGTTTGAAAAATCAACGCTAGGAAGCTCTGCGCCCGACCCTAGATCCGGCTTAATCACGTCAATCATCTCACCTGCCGCAAGACGCTCGGCTGAATACTCCTGACCCGGGATCAAAGACTCTTTAATCTCCATGCCCTGAGTCGTGGGATATCCAGTCTGGTACGTGGTATCCAGATACTGGTTAACAGAAAGATCTGGAGAAACCCCGGTTATCGGTACAAAAGGCTGCTCATCCGGTGCGTCAGGCTGGTCTTGAACTGTGAACATCGGTACATCTTCTGCTGTTGGAGAAGGCACCAAAGAAATAGGCTCTCCCTCCGTAGTGGTCGCTAATTCTTCCGAGGCCAACGGTTCAGTGACTACTAGTGGAGACGTGTCTACCACGGGTTCTGTCGTAGTTGTAATTACCGGCTCAGTTGTCGTTTCAATCACCGGCTCAGTCGTGGTATCTGTCGTCGTGGGCCACGGGGTAAGAGGTTCCGTGACTACCGGCTCCGTCGTAGCAATTACCGGCTCCGTCGTAGCAATTACTGGTTCTGTTGTAGTTTCGGTTACTGGCTCAGTTGTCGTAGTTGTTTCGGTTACTGGCTCAGTTGTTGTAGTAATTACCGGTTCAGTCGTGGTTTCGGTTACTGGTTCAGTCGTGGTTTCGGTAGTGGCGTCAATTAAATCTTCTGCCGGGGTCGTAGTCTGAAATACAGAAGTAACCGTGGGGTCTGTACCCTTAACCGTGTTTTTTGGATAACCCAGATCTTCTAGCTGAAGATCGCCGGAGGCTACTAGTTCTTGTTGAAGACGGTTTAATCCCGCAGGCATTGTTGTTTCTTGGGTCGTGGCTGCTAGGTTTTCGGCAGCGGTGACGTCCTCTTCTTCATTTTGGGTATATAATCGCCCAGTAAAATCAGGAACACCAAAAACAGTACCGCCTGTTTGAAAGCTTTGGACTTCTCCACCTTGTGCTTTTAACAGCTCCGCAGAATCTTTAAAATCTGGATTAAAATCTGCATTAACAGATCGAACATTTGCCGGATCAAAAACAATAGTTACATCACCCGTTAATTGTTCCGGCTTCTCTTGTCCTTTTCGCCATAAAACATCGTCTATGTCTTTAAAAGTAACACTGTCGTAACCCTCTTCCTGTGCCTTTTTAAGTTCTTGGGTAAAAAACTCTTCTTTATACTCGTTCTGTTGTGAATCAGGAATTCGTGAAATTACTTTTTCTTTACCTCTTCTTAAAAAAAGAGGAAGGACTTGAGGAGCTTCAGGGGTTAGGGGTTGCTGCCCTAACGTTTTCAGTAACGTATCGTTGAATTTCCCATAAAACCCTTTTGTGACTTTTTCTGCCGCCTTAATCAAAAAGTTTTTTGTAGTAGCGTAGGGTTCTAAATCAGTTTCAACATAAGTTGAGGCCATTTTTGGATTGTCTGTAAAGAAAAACCCTAATTTTGAGTCTTTAGCCCCGGTGTACGTCCCTCGTTGTTTTTGATCAAACCTGTCGAAATTTACGTTAGTGCCGTGATAAACGGGCCTTGTTACATCAAACCCCATTTCAGCAGCTCGGTTAAAACGTTCTTCCCTATTGCCTCCTAAAATCGGAGTTGTTTGATCAAACTTCTTATTTTTAAAAAGGCCCCGTATGTTTTTTACGCCGGGAATTACTCCTAATGAAGCTATACCAATACCCACAGGATCTACATCTTTAACGGCTTGCAGGACATCCGCCGCTGCCGTAGCGTCTCCTAAAACAGGAATTTGGTCTGCCGCGTCTAATAACTTACCCGCTCGACGGTACGCTTGCCGATCATCACCTAAAACCCCAGCAAGACTTCTTTCTACCATATCTCGATAAGTTTCTTCTTCTGGAATGATTTGTTGCAAAGGTCCCATGTCGTATGGACCGGGTTGCGTGAACCGTTCATCAAGGGGTTGTTCTAATCCTGCACGAGGAGTTGGCATAGGAACAGTGACACCACCTCCGTTGTCATAACCCATAGGAGCCATTGTTTCACGTGAAAAAGGCTGACGGGCCAAGGGTCCTGCTTGAGGGAATCTGTTCATACTGTTTACCATACCACCATTTGCAAACTTCTGTACTTGCCCACCTTGATTAAAACCGCTTTCAGGCTCCATTCCTATTACTTCGGATTTTTTTATTTTGTCGAACAACGTTCTAGGATTTCCCTTAGCCAACCGTTGTTTCGATTTGTCCAAGACAACCACAACTTGTTGGTACGGCAGCTTGTCTTCAAAGTCTTGGTAACTTTTCATCTGTGCTTCATACGAACCCCGTCTTTGCGTACCGAGAGGCGCGTTTTTCAAAAAAGGCGACGGTTTAAAACCCATAGGATCTAAATCAGCAAAATCGTTAAAAATAATGCCGGGAACCTGATCACTTAGTTCAAAAACCAAATCGTCTGTGTTTTGATCTAAAACGTCTAAGGAGACTTCTATGTTTTTTCCGGTTTGCCCAAAAACCGTGATTTCTACAGGAGATTCAATTGAAATTATGTTTGGGTAATTTCCAAGAATTTTATTACCTTGAGAATCAATTCCAGCACCTGCGTAGCCAGTCTGGCCCATATCCACAACAGCGAATTCACGAGTGTCAATTCTGGCAGGTAAAACATCCGTGCCATAACTTCTAGCAGGAGCAGGAGCGTCGGTAAAATAAAAAGCAGGGTCAAAAGACTCTTGGTACAAACCCCCCTCGTCAATACTTCTTCTTATTTCGGACTCTGACGCACCGTGAAACCCCATGACGTTTGCTTGTCGAAATTCATTTTCACTCAGGGGGTTTCCTTTTGAATCCCTTGCGATAATGTCGTCGGGCAACTCGTCCCGTAATTTAATGGTCAATTCTCTTTCTTTTTGTTCGGCTTCTTTGACTGCGGCCTGTGTTTCCTTAATCTTTTTGTTGTACGGAATAATGTCTGTTTTTTTTGTAAACTGACCTTGGTCTTCCATTAATTTTTCTTGTGCGCCTTGCTCTTTTTCTTTTGCATCACGAAGCACGGTTTCTCTAAACTGGCGTCGTTCCTCTCGGAGGTTTTCTAATCGTTCTTGACGGCCTAGTATAGGCTCACCAATACCGTTCGGCGGCTGTTCTATTGACGTGGAAGTTGTGAAAGGCAACTGGTCCGAGGCTCGTGTTTCAAAAGGCAGCTCCATTTGCTCGTTTCCAGATCCTCTTATTTTACGAGCCATACCTGCCATACCGGGAATAAACCCTAGCCCAGCAATGCCTAAACCGGCTATATCACGGTCTTTTAACGCTTGTAATACGTCTGTAGCAGCGGTTACATCACCAAGAACAGGGATTTCGTCGGCTGTTCTAAGCAAGGTTCCAGCTCGACGGTACGCTTCTCTGTCATCTCCTAAAGCACCAGCCAAAGTCCTTTCGGCCATGTCACGGTAAGTTTCTTCTTCTGGGATGATTTGTTGAAACGGACCCGCTTCTGGTGGCACGGGTTGCGTGAACCGTTCGTCAAGAGTCTTGGGACGTGATTCTTCGTATTGCGCCAGCAATTCCGCAAAGGTAAGTTTTGGTTCAGCCATAATACGCGCTTGCCGCTATGTTCATACTACCCTCGCCTTCTTCCCAGTCGTCCGTGGGAATTTGTACAAAATTACCCTGACGATAACGCATCAGGGCCTGTGTCAAGCTGTCTACCAAGTCGTCGTGGGTGCCGTTGGGAAAAGCTGCACATTCTTCAATGACATCTTCAGCCCACCGTTCCTCCGGTGCCCAGATCATACCCGCTTCAAATAGCGGAGAAATCGAATGCACTCTTGACAGTTTATCGTTTCCTCTGCTAGGCGTAAAGTTTACCACAGGTATCCCCATATTTTGCAATTCATGCGTGAGCGGCATTCCAGAGGCTTTTGCCTCAATTATGACCGTTTCGGGGTCCCAGAACTTGTACTGGTCCAACGCAATTTCCTTTAGTTCCGGAAAATCCCACCGACCCTTCTGTGCATCCAGCAATATCAGGTTAGGCTGACCCCCTATTTCCATGGGATAGAACACCCCCCACGTGGTAATAGCAGAAAAGTCGGCTGTTTCGCGCTTCGAGAACGCCGTATCGTAGCTCTGGATGACATACTGCAGGTTAGGAACCTCGTCTTTCTCCCATACTTTCCACCATTCGCGCTTTAAAATAGACAGTTCTTCTGCTGTCGGGTCCTGTTGGTACTGGGCATTCCACTGGTACGCGGGCACTGATGCCTTAACCTGCTCTAATTCCTCCCTTTTCCAGAATTCAGGCCAAGTTGGCTCCCCAGACGGTAATATCGCCGGTAATTCGACCACCTCCCACTGGTCTGCCATCGAATCCTTGGTCATTTGCCGGATCAGATTTCCCGTCATATCCTTCTCTGACCACCGGGTTTGTACCAAAACGATAGATCCCCCCGGCTGTAAACGCTGTCTGGGACCCGCTGTGTACCATTCCCACGCATTTTCAAAGCCGCTGGCCGACATGGCCGTCTGTTCCGAGTGCGGATCGTCAATTACAATCAAATCACCACCACGACCCGCTAGGTTTGAGCCTACACCCACCGCGTAATACATCCCGCCAGACTTGGTGTCCCAGCGTCCGGACGCCTTACTGTCAACCGACAGCTCACAATCCTCGAAAATTTCCTGATATTCCTCGGTTTCCAGCAGATTTTTGACTTTTCGTCCGAAATTTACCGCAAGTTCCGTGGTGTGTGTCGCCTGAATGATTTTCATGGCAGGATTTCTCCCGATCATCCACGCCGGAAACAGATAACTGGCGAATTCGCTCTTGGTATGACGAGGCGGCATGTTGATAATTAGCCGTTTGATCTCGCCCCGCGCAATTTGTTCCAGCTTTTCTGCGATAATATAGTGGTGCCGCCCTGCAATGAACTCGGGCCACATGCTCTTAACAAAGGGTATAAATTCATCGTGACACGTCTCTACGCGCTCTAACTGCTTCAAACGCAGTTCAAGCTTCAATTTTTGTGTTTCAAGTTCCGTGCCGATAGGGAGGCTCATAGGGGACCCTAAACTAATGCCAAATACAAAGAATCATAGTCAATCGGCGCAGATAAACTTAAAGAAGGTTCCGTTTTGTTTAGCCCAAATCGCACCAAATCAAAGATCTGGGGACCCTTGAACAAGAATACCGTGTAATCCCGGGCCGTTTTGCCAAGCTTCTTGACCAGCACCCACACATTTGCCTCCGAATGCTTCACAGCAAACGCTACCTGATGCGGACTTAACTTGACCACATTGCCCTTGGATACCTTCAATTCGATTAAATGAAAATTATTTTTTTCATCGCATAACAAAATATCCGGGATTCCCGGAGTGCTGGCATTCTCTATGCGAGTCAAAATAACGTCGTTACGAGCTTTCAGGAGTCCCGACTTCAACTGACTCCAAAACTGGCTTTCCGGCTTCTGGCTCAAGCACCTCACCTTCAATAATCTTAGGCTCTTCCCCTAACTGACGTTTGATATCCAAAATGGCTTTTTCTACATCGGCCTTGGACATGGAATCTATCGATCCGTGACGGATCTCGGAGCGTGAAACGTACAAATCCGCAGCTTGACCACGACGGTACTCCGCTTGGACAGCCGCAGAGTAAGCTCCGTTCTCGATTGCCGCATCACGGATTCTCTGTAAATCCCTCACGTGCCGACCATAATCAACATTATATTTTTCGGCCAGCTCCTGACGCCGTTCTCTCACGGCTTTGACGACATGGGGGTTCAAACGGGGATTTAACAGCTCATAGGCTCTGGTGTGTGCAGACTTGGCCGCGTATCCCGCTTCAGCAGCTATTTCGCGGAGGGTCATTTCTCCCTCCTTTACGCAGACAAGGTTCACGAAATCCCATTGCTTCTTCGTTAGTCGCGTGTTCTCAGTCTTGCACGGGCGACCACGGGTCTCGACTACTGCATTTTCGGCCATTTCTATACAAAAAATTACCTAAATTCGAGGCAAATATAGCACATTTTTTTCAAAGTGAAACCTATATCGTTTTTTATGGGATTGTTTGCGTAAAACCTGCACCTTTACACGACCCGGCCAAACGTGCCCGGCGTCGGAGATCCGGCGCGATGGGCTGCAGCTCGTGGGCCGTTTGACGCAATCCAAGGCCGGGGGTCCCAACGTCCCGGCGGATGGAAAAGAGCCCGCGGTTAAGTGGTTGAATTTGCGGGAAATCACGTATGCCAGGACATGGGATAAATCGCATAGCTAATTGGCCTCGCGATCTCCGCTCCATAATAAGCGCAGCTGCGGCGGCGGTCGCTGATCCTCCGCCCGGAAAAAATAAAAAAATATGGAAGTCATATTGGCCGAAAAAATGACTTCCCTATTTTCTCACGGTCCACGGTCCGCAGCCCCCGGGCCACGGTTCACGGGCCGGTAGGTTTTGGCTAGGGAGCAAGGGCCGCGGGGCGGCGTGTTTAACTTTGAAAAGACCAAAAAAAACCCGGGACAAAGCCCGGGCTTAATTGCGGCGGTTATTAGATCAACGCGCAAAGCGAACAGTCACCGGACCACTAGGAAATTGTTTTTCCATTTCGTTTTCAATCTCGTTTTCAAAATACTGAATATCAAGATTGCGTCCGGTTAACTGAAAATGCCAATGGCGTTGCAATAGATCGCAGCGATAACCGAGCTTGATCAGTTCCTGACGGGCTGCGACTCGGTCGCGGTCTTCGGTCCCGTTCTCAAGCGCGGCACTAAAGATTAAAGCCTGAGTGTGGAAGCTAGGCCGGTGGATCAAATCGTGATTTTCTGCGCTCATATTTCCCCCCAGCCAGCTGATCTTAACCATGCATTGTCCGCGTCGGCGATAGCCTGCCGGCGTTCGCGCTGCGACTCGCAAGCTGGGCATAAAATCATGCCACCATCAATTGAAGTAGAGCCGCATCGATACTCAACGGTCCGATAATCCCAGCCGCTAGGAACGGCTATTTCGATTTTGTTTTCACACATAAGTGCAAACCTCACTAGTTATTAAAAAAGTATGCGATCTCTCGCATGCGGGAAGTATAGCCCCAAAGCGCAGGCAAAAAAAAGCCCGGGATTAACCGGGCTTAGTCGCTGCAGCTGGGCGATCAGGCTGCAAGCTTAACTGTAGACCATTGCGACGGGCTTAGATCTAGCACGGCGCGTCCGGCCTTGTACCAGTCGTCAACCTCATCCGCCGGCGTTACGGCCTGCCCACTATCCTCCAAACCAGCAACGGCGGTTACAGCGTTGACCAGAGTCGCCCGGGAAATTGGTTTGCCCTGATATCCGGGTTGCTGAATGGTCGCCATTAGACCAGCCAATAGGTTTGGGCTGTCCTTTTTGCGAAGTTTTAAAACACCAGTGAGGGCTTCGGTTACAGCCTGCGGATTCGCTAGGCCGTTCTCGATCACGTCATCGTGCGCCTGTCTCATTAGCTCAATATGAGCGTGAAAGGTTTCCGGGCTTGCGTAGTTCGCCACCACGTCCCGAAGCTTTAACTCGAGGGCTTTGTTGTCCGCGTCTTTCGCTTCATTAGTTAACAACATTTCAATATCCGAACCTCTCGCGCTGGTAACGTGAGTATGGCGGCTCGTCTTTTCAGTGGTACAGCCATTTAAGCACCACAAAGTCCAAGCCAGCTGGGAGACATTGACCGAACCTTTCCCGACTTCCGAATTAGACAATAAGATCCCGTTAGCCATGGTGTCGCCCACTGCCGGTTCAGCTATTTGATTAGCCGACTTTAAACGAAGATAAAGTCTCTGATCGGTTACGGTCCCACTGACTACCTGCCAGTTCGCGTCGCTTTCCATTAGCTGGGGAAGTGCGGCCTCTAATAAGTTTTCGTTATCGAAAGTTTTAAACTTCTCACTCACTATCGCTCGGAGTTCGCCGGTTCTAGATCCGAAAGGAAGCGAAGTATCAAACGTCCTCAACATTCGGTTTTTTGGTTCTTGCTGAAAAATGTCATTCACTAACCCGTCAAAATGGCGGGGATAGTCGGACTGCAGCCGGCGGGCCGTCCGAACGTCGATATCAACAGTGTCGGACAATTGCCCGAACGCTACGTTGTTAGCCTGCAATTTCCGCGTCGGTTCGCCTCGCGAAGCTTCCAAAATTATCGACGTGTTCCCGTCTTCAGTTTTAACCGCCAGCTCGGACGTAGGGGCAATAAAATCTTCTTTCCGGGCAGACTGGTCTTTAACCTTTTGCATCAGAGAAATTAAAGTTCCGTTTTCATTATCTATATTTTGCATAAATGTCTCGCTAGTTAAATTTAAAAAATTGCCTTTCGGCTCGCATATAATCGCACATCTAAGTTTTAAAAAAAAGCAAAAAAAAGCCCGGGACATGCCCGGGCTGCTAGTGGGTTGGCTGCGCTACTCTTTAAAATTTTCTATCCATTCTAAAAAAATTTGGTTCGCGCATTTTCGAGAAACATCAAAATGTTCTCGCAAGTAAGCCGGGGCGGCGAACATGTTAATTTCGCCGGACTCCCGGACTAGGTCTAAATGATCGAAAAGCTCTTCTCTATCTGCCTGCGTTAAATCATCGTAATTCATAACCGCGCCCTATTTAGCGAACCGGGGCAAAAAAGCATTTTCAAGCTTTCCGGTTTCGCGGTTTATATGGTTGTGAATACCAATCAAGTCATGCATAAAATTGGTATCGTCCGCCGCCAGCCATCTATCAATGTCGAGCGGCTGCGACTTGTGCGCTGCGCTTATATCCATCATCGCCTGCAGTTTGGTTTGCCGCGAAACCCAGTTCGAATAGTTCTTGTCTGCCTTTTCTGAAATTTCAACGCCGCGCTTAACAGCCTGAAAACATTTTTCTAGATCTATCATTTTGTAACCTCGCTAATTATTAAAAAGTATGGGATATCCCATAACCCGAATATGACAGTTTAAGCCGCCGTTTTCAAGGGGATTTGTTTAAAAAATCGATTCTCGAAAACTTCCCGGTTTGTCTGATCAACAACAAAAAACTTATTAGTTTCGCTTGGAACCAAAGCCGGGCCTTTTGCTTTCAATCCGATAATCTTCCCGGGCTGGCTAAGATTTAAAAGATCGGATTGATCCCCATCAACGACCTCGCGACCTAAAAAGGTTTCCGGCATCAAGCCGCGAAAAACCGCAGCAATAGGAACACCAGTTTCAAAAGCTTTTAAAACTTGGTTGTGATACTTAGCCGCGCCGCTATAACTAAACATCAAATGATAGTTAGCCGGAGTTTTTAAAAGCCGAGCTGCTCGTTTTGTATAGTCGTAAAAATTAAGCTGCGGGAATTCTTGCGGAATCCCGTGTTTTTCGAACGCCACGTCCGAGAGAACGTTTAACCTAACCCATGGAGTCAAGCCAAGCTTTGAGCATAGTTTTAAAAAGTTATGCAGTTCCCGGCGCAGCTGCTCCAGAAAACCGGATTCGTCAGTTTTAAAAAATTCTGCTTTTCTTGCTCGGGCTTCATTAACGGAATCGTAAACCGCAGCCAAACCAGAATACAAAAGACAATCGTCTATACACTGGGCTGCTTTGCTCCCGGGGCAAAGTTCGTTATCAGGATGCAAGCTAAGCTGCGCTAATCGAATGCCATTAGTCAGGGCTTGCGTTTTGGCGATCTTAGAATTGCCGTTGCCGGTAGTATCCAATAATTTCATTTTGTAACCTCGCTAGATAGTTAAAGCCAGAGTATGGGATATCGCATAGTCAATCAAGCTTTTTATTTTTTTCTTTCCAGCTGTCGTCGTTTAAATGTTTGTAATACTCGCGCTGCCTTTCTAAATAACGCTCATAAACATTATCCGGCTTACGGCCACGGAATCGATCAACCACTTTTTCTAAAAAATAAAACACAAAATTCCCCTTAGTTTATATGAGACGTCGCATACCCTACTAATAGCCAAACCAAAGCGCAATAAAAAATCACCTATATAAGTAACTTTTCCAGCCAATCAAAAAAATATTTTTTCGCTTTGCCTCAAAAACTCTAACTTCTAACGTGAATTAACGGCCACGTTTTGGTGTCCCGGCATTCTTGAAGACGGGATCTTGACGGGATCTCTGAAACCCGCGTTTTTACTGGGGAATCCCGTCGATCCCCCCAATCCCGCCATTTTTCAAAAAAAAAAAAAAAAAAAATACTTTGCTGGAAAAACTCTAACTATAGGGCGTTTTAATAAAAAGGGGCCGAAGCCCCTTTGGTTAGTTGTAATCCACGGTCCATTGTCCACGCTTGCGAACAACGGGCCGGTACATCAGCTGGTCAACGGGAACTTTGAAGTTGTCCCCACTCGCAGCCACGGTTAGGTGTGCCCACTTCCTACCTACAGATCTGAGAATCGCAAGGCGGTAGCCGTTGCGATAGATCTCTACCAGTTTGTAGCCCTTTTTATCGAGCCACGTTTGGGTCAGGTTGCTTGGGATTTTCATGGACAATCCTCCAAGACCGTTTTTGCGATCCTGAATTCCAAAGCCGCGTGTTCCGCGCAGTGCCAAGCTTTGCCCCTGCGGTATCGAGATTGATTCTTAACCTGAATCAAGTG